GCCTTCTCTTTATCAGCACAAGACTTGTGTCGGTCAGGACGCGGTTCAAACTTACGCACTCCAGGATCTCCCGTCGGGTGCCCGAGTTTGAACCGAGCCACAGGGGCACGAGGTTCTGACTGAATTCGAAGACCGCCATGGCCGCCTGGCCGAAGGCCGGGTCGAACTGGTCGGTCTCGTCGAGCTGGCGTTCCACTTCCTCGATCTGCGTCTTCAGGTCCGCCGACTTGCCCGTAAAGATCGCCTCCTCGATGGTTCCAGCCAGGTAGCCATTGAGCAGGCGGTCCTGCATGTTGACCAACTCCGTCCGCCGCTTGGTGAGCGTCTTCTTCCGCTGGGCCTGGGCCACGTCCACCTCGTTGAAGGCCGAGGCCAGGGAGTCGCGGAACCACTGGATGTGCCGGTCGGTGGGCAGGCGGAATGTCCCGAACTCCTTGATGATGGCCTGCTCGACATCGGCCTCGCGCCAGCGAATCTTCGGATGGCCGTCGTCAGGATGGTTGTTCCCGCACCGGTAGTACACGTGCGTGTTGTGGTCGCCGTCGCGGAGCTTGCGGCGGATGCGCTCGCCCGTGATGGCGTGGTCGCAGACGCCGCAGCGGAGCACGCAGCCCGAAAGCATGATGTCGGGGTGGCCCGTGCGACGGTTGCGGCCGTTGAGGATGTCCTGGCAGGCGTCGAAGGTCCGTCGGTCGATCAGCAGGCGGTAACTGCCTTTGAAGACCTGTCCGTTGCGTTCGAGCTCGCCGACATAGAACCGGTTGTTCAGGATGTAGGACAGCGACGTGCGGTTGAATCGCGGCTGGCTGGGCCGGTGGGTGTGGCCCTCCCGGGCCAGCTTCTCGGCGAGGCTCTCGAAGGTGTACTGGCCGCTGGCGTACAACTCGAAAATGCGCACGATGGTCTTGGACCTATCGGGGTGCGGGATGACCGGCTCGTTGCGGTCGTCGACGTTCGTGTACCCGTAGGGCGCAAGGCCCGTCGGCCAGCCCTGCCGCACCTTCTCGTCCATGCCTTTGAGGACCTCCGTTCGCAGGTTGTCAGAGTAGTACTGCGCCACGGCGGCCATGACGTTGAACGACAGTGCCCCGGCAGCACCGGGGCCGAACTGGTTCTCGACGAAGGCCAGTTGCACGCCACAGGTGTCTTCGAGTTCCTGGAGCCGAACTGCGTCCCGCATGTTGCGGCAGACGCGGTCAAGCTTGTGGGCGAAGATGGCGTTGATCTTCTCCCGCTTGGCGCTTGCCTTCACCCACTTGAGCATCTGGTTGAAGGCAAGGCGTTCGGCTCCTCGCTTGGCGGACTCGGCCACGACGAATTCCCGGACGATGTGCCAGCCGGCCTTCGCCGCCTTGTCCCGCATCGCGCGGAGTTGCGCGTCGATGGAGTAGCCTTCCCGCTGCTCGCGGGACGATACCCGTGCCCATGCCACTACGTTCATCGGCGGTCTACCTCCCTTCGTGCCTTCAGGAGCACCTCGCCCAGTCGCTTGACGTTCATGAGAATCTCCACGGCCTCATCCTCGCTGATCGGCCGACCGTAGGATTCCGACCATAGGTCGATGGTCTCGGCGAGTAGTTCGTCCGAAATCCATGCCATCGACAGCGGTCGCCGCTCGCGTCGCGGGCCAGTCACACCTTCCTCATCCTGGCCAGTGAATCCAGTCAATTCAGAGGGAATCTTCGCCGGCGGATCGAGCAGGCATGTTTTGGAATCCTGGTCGTTCATTCGCCGATCCACCCCGCCAGGCCTGTCTCCCGGAATTGCCCCCGCAGCCGCGAAACGATCCGTTCGACGGTGTGCCAGCCACAACCCAGTTGCCGGGCGATCTGCGTCTTGGACAGGCCGTCCGCCAAGCCCTGGCAGACCGCCTGCTCGCGCTGCGTAAGGGCGGCCAAGGCGCTGGCCACGTCCATCGCACGGGGGTCCACCTCATCGCGGCTGAATTCCGTGGCCTCGTTGCCCATGCGCTCCAGGTGGGCGTTGTAACGTGTCGCCGCCCGCTTCATCTTCCGCAGGCGGTTGTCAATGACCGTGGTCAGCGCGGTGCGTTCGGTCGCCCCGTTGGCGTGATCAGGGTCGTAATGGAACGCGAGCACCTCCATGGCCGCCTCCTGCATCGCGTCAGGAAGCTCGTGCGCCCGGAAGCCCATCAGCCTGGCGCGGGTGCAGATAAGGTCGACCTTCCACTTCTCAATGACTCCGTCGTACTTCGGCATTTCCATGTGTGAAGCCCTTTCGTTCGTGAGCGTCCTTGCCGCGCCGAGCCAATCTCAGCGCCACGAACGCAGCTTCCTTGAGGCATCCGGATCACTGCTCTAGGGCCGGAGATGTGGGCCGAAACACAGGTGGGTGAGCTTCTGCGCGCATGTGGGCGCAGATCTGTGACCCCGTAACACAGGAAATCACACATGTGTGTTTACGGGGTCACGGCGTGAATTGCGGCCGAGCGGGTAATCACTCTGCGGACGGGCGAGGCATCAACGCCACGCCCCATGCAAGGGAGTCCGACAATGCCGCAGACCGACGAACACGACGTGCTGATTGACCTGGGCGTGCTGACCGCCGAGCCGGCCGAGGAGTATCACGCCAAGAGGGGCGAGCACCTCAGCAGCCACCCGCTGATCGACTTCATGGTGTGCCCCTGGCTGTTCCGCAAGAAGCAGCTTGGCCTGATCGAGGACACCGACACGCCGGCGCTGCTGGTGGGCCGGGGGATTCACTGCCGCATCCTCGAGGGGCGCGACGCCTACGAGTCGCAGTTTGCCCTCGGCGGCCCCGTCAACAAGACCACCGGCAGGCCCTATGGCAAGGACACCAACGCCTTCCGCGACTGGTGCAAGGCCCAGGGCAAGCCCGGTATCCACCACGACGATCTGACGCTCATCGAAAACATGGCCAGCGGCGTGGCCATGAACGATGAAGCCGTCGACCTGCTGCTCTACGGAAGGTCTGAAGGTGTCGTCCGCACCGAGTACTGCGGCACGCCCTGCCAGATTCGCATCGACTGGACGCACCCGCATCGCGGGATCGTCGACCTCAAGAGCACCGCCGACCTGACCTGGTTTGAGAACGAGGCTAAGCGGAGGCGCTACGCCAACCAGGTCGCCTTCTACCAGTCAGTCTTCGCTGCGGTCATCGGCGAGCACGTCCCCGTCTACATCATCGCCATCGAGAAGGTCGAGCCGTTCCGCTGCGGCGTGTGGCGCGTCAGCGACAACACGCTGACCATCGCGCGGCAGGAAAACGAGGCGGCCATCCGTCGGCTCCGCCGGGCCTGGGAGATCGACGCCTTCCCGACCGGCTACGAGGACATCCGCATTCTGGACGTGACCTGACACATCTCGCGCCCGGGCGGGACGGCGTGCCGTGCGGCAGGGATGCCATCACGGAGGAACGCGGCCGGACTCCCTATGCCCGCCCGGGCGCTTCTGGCAGGGCCGGGCTGCCGGGGCCTCTTTTTGCAGAAAGGCCCTGGGACGCGGGTTCGACTCCCGCACCTGCCATTGCTGCGACGGTAGCTCCTGCCGGAAGGAGCGTGAATCCAGGCCATGAAGAGCCAATCGCCACACGTCGGGCTGCCCGCCTGGAGCTGAAGGCCCGCCCGGGTTCGATCCCCGGCCGTCGCATTCGCTGGCCAGCAAAAACGGAACACGAATGGACAACCCAGGCAAATCGGGAGCAACGCAATGAACAGGAACTGTCGCAGAGGCGACCCGGCCACGTCGGCGATGGCCGGGCGCGAAGTCGAAACCAGCGGCTCGGCCGCCAGGCAGCGAAGCAGGTGCCTTGAGTCGGTCGTGGAGATGCCCGGCCTGACGGCCAGGGAGATCGAGGCCCACATCGGCATCAAGGCGCACAAGCGGCTGCCGGAGCTGCGCCAGGCCGGGCTGGTCCACAACGGCCCGGTGCGTACCTGCCGGGTCAGCGGACGCCAGGCGATGACCTGGCAGAGCGGCGACCTCAACCAGCACGAAGCCTCCAACATGGGAGACCACGCATGACGATGATGCAACAGATTCACACCGGGCGACGTCATTCGCCGCCCCGACTGCTGATCTACGGAACCGAAGGGATCGGCAAGTCCACCACGGCGTCCCAGGCACCCAAGCCCATCTTCATCCCGACCGAGGATGGCCTGGACCAGATCGAGTGCTCCAGCTTCCCGCTGGCCAACGCGCTGGCGGACGTGGAGGCGGCGCTGAAGTCGCTGATCCAGGAGAAGCACGACTTCGAGACGGTCGTGATCGACTCGGTCGACTGGCTCGAGCGCCTGGTCTGGGACGTTCTCTGCGAGCAGTACGGCGTGTCGAGCATCGAGAAGGTCGACGGCGGCTACGCCAAGGGCTACACGCACGCCCTGACGCATTGGCGCAAGGTGCTCAATGACCTCAACACCCTTCGCAACCAGCGCGGCATGTGCGTGATCCTGCTGGCCCACGCCAAGGTCGAGAAGTTCGAGGATCCCGAGGCCAGCGCCTATGACCGGTACTCGCCCCGCCTGCACAAGCACGTCACAGCGCTGCTGACCGAGTGGGCGGACGCGGTGCTGTTCGCCACGCGGAAGATCATCACCAAGACCGAGGATGCCGGCTTCAACCGCGAGCGCACCATCGCCGCCGGGCTGGGCAAGGAGGGCGGCGAGCGCATCCTCCGCTGTGTCGGCAGCCCCGCCTGCGTCGCCAAGAACCGCTACGGCCTGCCGGCGGAACTGCCCCTGTCCTGGGCCGCCCTGATGCAGGCCCTCGTCGCTACCCCCAACACCCCCACCAGCAAGGAGAGCTGATCCATGGCAAACCTGAACGGATTCGATGCATCGCAAGTGGAACCGACCGCTTCCTTCGACCCGATCCCCGCGGGCAAGTACATGGCCGCGATCACCGAGTCGGAGATGAAGCCCACGAAGAACGGTTCCGGCAGCTACCTCCAGATGACCTTCACCGTCCTGGAGGGCGAGTACAAGAACCGCGTCCTGTGGGCCCGGCTGAACCTCAACAACCCCAACGCCACGGCGGTGAAGATCGCCAGGTCGGAGTTGTCGGCCATCTGCCACGCCGTCGGGGTGCTGCAGCCCCGCGACTCGGTCGAGCTGCACAACATCCCGCTGCTGATCACCGTCAAGGTCAAGAAGCGCGAGGACACCGGCGAGCTGACCAACGAGATCAAGGGCTACGAGCCCAAGGCGGCCGCTGCCGGCCAGCCCCAGCAGGCTCCCGCCGCCGACACCACCCCGCCGTGGAAGCGATAGGAGGTGACGCATGGCCGCCAACTGCCAGACGTGCGGATGCCCCATGAGCAACCCCAAGAACCGCTACTGCGGCAAGTGCTCCAAGCGGGTTCGCGCCGAGTTGCAGCGTTCGGGCTACCTGCAGAACACCTACGTGCCGCCCTACTTCAGCGAGGAGCGTGGGCGCAAAGGCATGCGTGACATGCGGGTCGTCGGAGGAACGCCATACTGATGATCCTGAACCTTCCATACCCTCCGAGCATCAACCACTACTGGCGTCGTGTCGGGCCTCGCACGCTGATCAGCCGGGAGGGCCGGACGTTCCGCAGGAACGTCTGCGCCCTCCTGGGCGGCGGCGGGCCTCGCAAGCCGCCCGCCGGCGGAAGGATCGCCCTGTGCATGGATGCCTTCCCGCCGGATCGTCGCATCCGAGACCTGGACAATCTTCAAAAATCGACTCTCGATGCGCTCCAGCACGCGGGCGTCTACGAGGATGACAGCCAGATCGACCTGCTGCTCACACAACGGCGCGTCGTCATGCCCGGGGGGCGGTTGGACGTTCAGGTGATTGACCTGCCCCTGCGGAAGTGCCCGCTCTGCGGCGCGGAGATGAACTGAATGCAGAAGCTCTTCCCGACCATCCTGATCGTGCTCGATGTCTGCGCCGCAGCCAGCCATGTCCCGTGCGGGGACTGGCGGAAGGTCATCTATTGGCTGGCGGCGGCCACGCTGACCTACGTGGTGACGTACTGATGGAACTTCGACCTTACCAGCAGGCGGCCGTGGAGGCCGTCTACCAGCACCTTCGCCAACGGGATGACAACCCTTGCGTAGTCTTGCCAACCGCGTCCGGAAAAACCCCCGCAATGGCTGCCATCTGCCGCGACGCTGTCCAGCAGTGGAACGGCCGGGTGCTGATCCTGGCCCACGTGAAGGAGCTGCTCGAGCAGGCGGTCGAGAAGCTTCACGCGATGGCCCCGGACCTGTGGATGCGGATCGGCGTCTACTCGGCGGGCCTGAGGAGCCGTGACACCGAGCATCCGATCATCGTGGCGGGCATCCAGTCGGTCTACAAGCGGGCGGCGGAACTGGACGCCTTTGATCTGATCCTTCTGGATGAATCGCACATGCTGCCGCCTGACGGCGAGGGCATGTACCGGACCTTCCTGGCCGAGGCGAAGCTGGTGAATCCGAACGTCCGGCTCATTGGCCTGACGGCCACACCGTACCGCATGACCACGGGCATGATCTGCGGCCCGGAGAACCTGCTCAATCACGTGTGCTACGAGGTGGGCGTCCGCGAGCTCATCGTCCAGGGCTATCTGTGCGCCCTCAAGACCAAGGCGGGCAGGCGCAAGGTGGACACCTCAGGCCTGCACCTGCGAGGCGGCGAATACATCGCTGGCGAGGTCGAGGCCCTGATGGACGACGACTCGCTGGTCCGGTCGGCCTGCGGTGAGATCGTGGGCTACACCCAGGACCGCCACTCGGTGCTGGTCTTCGCCGCCGGCGTCCAGCATGCCGTGCATGTCCAGCGCGTGCTGCGTGAGATGGGCTTCGAATGCGGCTTCGTCTGTGGCGAGACGCTGCCCTTCGAGCGGGCCGACACGCTTCGGCGGTTCCGCGACGGCGAGCTGAAGTACCTGGTCAACGTCAACGTGCTGACCACGGGCTTCGACGCGCCCAACATCGACTGCGTGGCCCTGCTGCGCCCGACGAACTCGCCGGGCCTCTACTACCAGATGGTCGGTCGGGGCTTCCGGCTGCACCCGTCGAAGGACAACTGCCTCGTCCTGGACTTCGGCGGCAACATCCTGCGGCACGGGCCGGTCGATGCGCTCCAGGTCAAGGACCGCAGCAACGGCGGCGGTGAAGCGCCCGCCAAGGAGTGCCCGGAGTGCCAGGCGGTGATTCATGCCGCCTACGCCGTCTGCCCCGAGTGCGGGTACGAGTTCCCCGCCCGCGAGCGTGAGAAGCACGAGCGTGAGGCCACGACGGCGGGCGTGCTCTCGGGCGAGGTCACCGAGACGGAGTACCCCGTCAGCGAGGTCTACTACGGCGTCCACGTGAAGCGCGACGCCCCGGAGGACCACCCGCGGACGATGCGGATCGATTACCGCGTCGGCTTCAACGACTACCGCAGCGAATGGGTCTGCTTCGAGCACACCGGCTACGCCCGGGGCAAGGCGGAGGCCTGGTGGAAAGCGCGGTCGGGCGAGCCGGTTCCCGACACCGTCGAGAAGGCGGTGGATATCTGCGAGGCCGGGGGCATCGCGCCGACGCTGGCGATCACCGTGCGGTCGGTCACGGGCGAGAAGTACGACCGCATCGTCAACCATCAGCTCGGGGCCATCCCGCCCCGCCTGGACGGCGGCGAAGAGCACGTTGAGACCGGCGTGCCCGAGCCGGTCTGGCCCGAAGACGACATTCCGTTTTGAGGAGATTCTCATGCCCTACGCATGCACCGAAAGCACGAGCACCGTTGACCGAGTCGCGCACCTGCTCGACGCGGTGATGAACATCCGCGTGGCCGACCTGGAACGGGTTGTCCAGCAGGCCCATGAGTGCGACTCTAAGCAGATGCACGACCCGGAGGAACGCTTCCCCATCACCCGCCAGGCCCTGCGGATGTTTTGGCATTTTCGCTGCAATTTGGAGGCGGCCATGCCCGGCCGCCGGGAGGAATAGGTCACGATGGTATGCGCAACGGAATGCGGCATCATTGTTGATGAGGAGTTCCGGAGCCTGATCCCACCCCTCACGGATGAGGAGCGGGCCGGGCTGGAAGAGAACCTGCTGCGCGACGGCTGCCTCGAGCCGCTGATCGTGTGGGCCGAACGGCAGATCATGCTGGACGGCCACAACCGCAAGGACATCTGCGACCACTACGGCATCGACTACGATGTCCGCGAACTGAGCCTTCCGGACAGGGACGCCGCCGCCGACTGGATCGACGCCCATCAACTCGGTCGCCGGAATCTGACGCCTGAGCAGATGAGCCTGCTGCGTGGGCGCAGATACAACCGGCTGAAGAAGGAACACGGCGGCGACCGGAGAAGTGACGATTCAAGGGCTCAAAGTGATCCCTTGAAAACAGCCGACAGGCTGGCCAAAGAGCACGGCGTCTCCGCGCCAACCATCAAGCGCGACGGCCAGTACGCCGAAGCGGTCGACAAGCTCGGCCTCCAGCGGGAAGCAGCAGGCGGGGAGGTCGCCGCTTCTCGCCAGGAGGTGGTGCAGGCGGCCAAGTCGCTGGGCGATACGCCGACACCCGAGCAGGTTCAGCAGGCAAGGCAGGCCGTCACCAAGCCCCACGTCGCCAACAACTCGGGCGACAACGAGTGGTATACGCCGGAGGACTACATCAAGCGCGCCGTCGCGGTCATGGGCGGGATCGACCTGGACCCGGCATCCAGCCTTGCGGCCAATGCCGTGGTGAAGGCCGACCGGTTCTTCAGCGTCGATGATGACGGGCTGAGCCAGCCCTGGAGCGGCCGGGTGTTCATGAACCCGCCGTATGCCCAGCCGCTTATCCAGCAGTTCTGCGAGGCCCTGGCGGATCGCTGCCGATCCGGCCACGTCACCCAGGCAGTCGTGCTCGTCAACAATGCCACGGAGACGCGCTGGTTCCAGTCGCTGCTGGGCGCGGCGTCGGCGGTGTGCTTCCCCGCCGGGAGAGTCCGCTTCTGGCACCCCGAGAAGAAGTCCGCGCCCCTGCAGGGCCAGGCGGTGGTCTATATCGGCAAGAATCGCAAGGGATTCGTGCAGGCATTCAAGGACCTGGGGAGCGTGTGCCATGTCGCGCGGTAACGGGGCCAATCCCATGCGCTGGGACTGCGCGAAGCGGGGCTGCTTCAACATCAAGAAACGCCCGAAGATTGACGTGTTCGCCGATTGCCTGCCCGGACAGATCGCCTTTGGCGACGTCGACGGCATCGTCGAGATCAACGGCAACCTGCTGCTCATGGAGTGGAAGGACCACCAGAGGATCAGTGACGGCCAGCGCATCTTGTTCGAGCGGATGACACTGCTCTGCCCGGCCACGGTGCTGGTTGTGGAGGGTGACGCCGAGACCATGGTCGTCAGCAGCATCCGAACCGTTCGGCACGGGGTCATCGCGGACGCCAAACCTGCCGATCTGAATGAGCTGCGCAGGCGCATCCGGGCCTGGTCGGAAGACGCCATGGCCAACTCGGCCCTCCGCAGGGCGCAGGAGGCCTCATGCAACTGACCAATCCTGCCATTGCGGATGCCGCCCACGCCTACCTGTCGGCGGGTCTCTGCGTCCTGCCCGCCAGGCGGGCGGAGAAGCGCCCGGCGGTGGGCCGGTGGAAGCAGTATCAGAAGAGACTGCCCACACAGGCCGAGTTGTCGGCGTGGCTGGCGAACAGCCCCGACGCCGTCTGCATTCTCTGCGGACAGGCCTCGGGCAACGCAGAGATCATCGACTTTGACGCCGGGGGCGAGCTGTTCGACCGCTGGTGCGAGAAGGTCCGTGCGGCAGCGCCGGGGTTGCTGGAGCGGCTGGTCCTGTCCCGAACGCAGTCGGACGGCCGGCACGCGTTTTACTGCTGCCAGACGCCCGTGTCGGGCAACCTGAAGCTGGCCCAGCGCAAGGCGGGCGACAAGGTGGTCACGCTGGTCGAGACCCGTGGCGAGGGCGGGCTGTTCCTGTGCGCCCCGACGGCCGGTTACGAGGCGACCCAGGGCGACCTGGCCAACCCGCCCGTGCTGACCAAGGCCGAGCGCGACGTTCTCCTCCAGGCGGCGTGGGAGCTGAACGAATACCTGCCGCCTGTGGTCGATGGTCCGACGCGTTCCGCGAATGTCGGCCAGGCGGGTGCATCATCGGCAGACATTGGCGGCCTGTCGGCAGAGAACGCCCACAGCGGCGATTGTTCGTCGGACAATTCCGATGTGGGCCAGACAGGCCCGCTGTCCGTCGTACAACGCGGCTGTCGGCCAGACAATGCCGACAGGCCCGGAGATGACTTCAACACCCGCGGAGACCTGCGGGCTGTGCTCCAACAGCACGGATGGGCGCTCGTTCGGGCCGGAGAGAACGAATACTGGCGTCGTCCGGGCAAGGATTCGGGCTGGTCGGCCACGCTGAAGGACCGCGTCTTCTACGTTTTCAGCGCCAATGCCGCGCCGTTCGAGCCCAACCGGGCCTATTCGCCGTTCTCGGTCTACACGCTGCTCAACCATGGCGGCAACTACGAACAGGCCGCCCGCTCTCTGCGGATGTCTGGCTTCGGCGGCGATTGTCCCATGGACAGCGCGGCCGGCGTGGACATCTCTGCGCTTATGGCCAACCTGGTCGCACAGCCGGCCGACAGTGAGCCGGCCGTCGCCGACCCCGGGCCGATTCCCGAACATCTCTTCCATGTGCCCGGCTTCGTCGCACAGGTGATGGACTTCACGCTGGCCAACGCGCCCTATCCGAACGTCGGCCTGGCGTTCTGCGGGGCGATGGCTCTCCAATCCTACCTGGCCGGCAGGAAGGTCTGCGACAGCGGCGACCTGCGGCCGAACATCTACCTGCTCGCGTTAGCGAGTTCTGGTACGGGCAAGGACTTTCCCCGAAAGGTCAACGCCCGCGTGCTGTTCGAGATTGGGCACGTGGCGTCGCTGGGCGACAAGTTCGCTTCCGGCGAGGGCATCCAGGACGCCCTGGCTCGCACCAGCGCCATGCTCTTCCAGAACGACGAGATGGACGGCGTCCTGCGGCAGATCAACCTCGACCGCGAGAACAAGCGCGAGTCGATCCCCAATATCCTGCTGACGCTCTACACCTCAGCCGACGCCGTCTACCCGATCCGCGTCAAGGCCGGCCAGAAGGAGGCGGCCAGCATCGACCAGCCGCACTTGACGCTCTTCGGCACCGCCACGCCGCAGTACTTCTACGAGGCGCTCAGCCAGCGGATGCTGACCAACGGGTTCTTCGCCCGGCTGATCATCGTGGACATCGG